GCGGGCCTCTTGCGTCTGAAGACCTTGTTTGTCAATGCCCAGGCTGGTGAGCTGTTCATTGCGCAGCCTTGCCTGAGCCTGCTTTTGCTGCATTTGGCCTTGCAGCGCAGCGCTATTGGCCGCCAGCAGTTCGCCGGTGCCGTCCTTGTATTTCTTGCGGAACTCATCGGCCAGGCCAGGCAGCCGCGCTAGCACCCGCTCAAAATCTTTCGGCGCCGCAAAGGCGATGTTGTTGATGCCTTCGAGCTTCACCGCATCGGTGAACAGGGCCCGCGCTTGCTTGCCGGTGAGCTTGTATTGATCCTGCAGCTGCCGCAGCGCCACCACCGCTTGGGTCCCCTGCTCTGGAATGATTCCCAGGGCATTGCCCAGCAGGCCGCCGCCCAGGCCAAGCTTGTTGGCTTCAAAAACGATGCCAACGCCTTTGAGCACATTGGTCAGCGTTTGGATTTGCTCAATGATGGTGGGCAGCAGGCTTTCACCAAACGCAATCTGCAGCTCTTCCCAAGCGTTGCCGAGCTTGGCAAACTGCTGCGCGCTGGTCTCCACGCCACCAGCACCAGCGGTCAGCTGGTTAAGGCCATTGGCCAGTGCCGGGAAAAATTGCTGAGCGGTCAGCTGCCCCGATTCGACCAACTTGTTCAGTTGTTGCTGGGTGATGCCCAAGCCCTTGGCAGCGGCCGCAAACGCAATCGGCAGCCGCTCACCCAACTGCCCCCGCAGTTCTTCCATCTGCACGGTGCCTTTGGACGCCACCTGCTGAATGGCCAGCAGGCTGCCGCTGACTGCATCGCTGCTCAGGCCCAGGGCCTGACCGGCCTTGGCCACCGCTTGGAACACTGCCCGCTGTTGCTGTAGCGGGATGCCTGCGGCGGTGGATGCGGCCGTAAAGCTGCCGAAGTCGTTGGCCAGTTGCTTGTAGGAGAGGCCCAGCTGATCGGCCAGCCCTTTGGTGAACTGCAGCGCCCCAGCGGCGCCTTGAGGGCCCAGGGTGTTCTGCAGCTTGCGGGTGATCGACTCAAACTCCACCGCTGCCTGCACGGCATCCTTAATGCCCACGGCCACACCGGCAAAGCTCAGGCCGATGCCTGCTGCGCCGGCCAGGTTGCCCAGGCCACCAGCGATGGACGGGCCCAGGCGATTGCTGCCACCTGCCTCAGCTTTTTGACGCTCCTGCGTCGCCTTGCGGATCTCAGCGGCCAGCTCTTTGTATTTCTTTGATCCAATGTCAACTAGCCGGATTTCTTCTTTCAGGCTGGTGATGCGCGTGTCCAGCGCCACCAGGCTGCCCTTGCTGGCTTTGGTCCCCAGCGCATCCTCAATGGCCGAGCCTGCGCGGGTGGCCAGGTTGCGCACCTGTTCAATGCCGGCCCGAAACGCGGTCGTGTCCAGCAGGACATCAAACGTTGCCCGCCCCAGCGATTCCGCCACGCGCCCTTAACCCTGTGCCGTGAAGTTGCCCCTCAGCGCAGCAGCTTTTGCAGCGTTGTTAGCGGCGGCAGCTTGGCTAGCGCTGGGCTGATCCAATCCCGTGCCGGCATCTGCCGTCCTGTGCTGGTCCGGTACCCCTTGAGGATGTACAGGGAATACTCCACGTTCCAGCTGAACCGGTAGGCAAACCGCCCGGTCTGGCTGCGCTGAATGCTCTGGCGGAACGCACCGCTGTCGATGATGTCGCGGGGGCTGCCAACGCTCTCGCGGCCTTTGCCCTTGCGGTTGTAGCTGCCCCGTGTCGTCGTGTATTGCGTCGGCCAGGTGAACTGCTTGGCAGTGATCTCTTTGGTGAACTGAGCCTCTAGGCGCTGCACGTAGCGCTCAAAGGCTCGCTCTAGGCGATCTTCGATCAGGGTGCCGTCGATCTCAATGCGCACGGCTCACTCCTGCCGCACCGCATCCAGCACGACCACATGGCCCAGGGCCGTCTCCAGGATGCTGCCGATGCCGCCACGGCCATAGGCGCTGCGTGCCGCCATTAGCGTCACGTTGTAGGTGCTGCCGCTGTCAATCTCCAGCGTGCCGGTCATCCCCTCCAGCACCGCGTCATCAAGGGTCTGGGGGTCGGTGACGTAGCCCTCAAAGCGTGAGGTGCGCACGTCCACGCCTGCAAAGTTCTGGCCGATCGTGGCGCCGATCTCTTTGACGAACACGCGATAGCTGTCGGCCGTGGTGTTGGCCAGGACGTTGCCGGTGTCGGGGTCGGTGGTGGTGCCAGCGGCAGGGAGCTGAAAGGTCAGCTCCCCATTGCTGTAGGCGTCCAGAGCGCTGGCCATCTGCTGCCTCAGGGGCTAGGGGCGGTGGCCTTGGTCAGGGTATAAGCGCCGTAGCCCTGCAGGGTGAACGAACAAGTCGCAATCCCACCAGCTTCAATCGACTCAGAAAAGTCGGTGATGATGCCGATGCCTGCGTGCTTTTCCACCGTGGCCACCGAGGCGCCGGGGTCGGGCGATTCGCGGTACCACTTGACGTATTGCCCAGTTGGGGCGGCCAGAGCAGCGTCTTTCAGAAACTTGTAGCCAGCGTCCACGGTGTCCAGGTTCATGGACATCGGGATGCTGTAGCTCTGACTGGTGGCCACAGCTTTTTGGAAACCACCGGTGGTGCCGTAATCGGTCACCGTCTGGGTTTCGGTGGTGCCCTCAATGCCTGCGTTGGTCAGGTTGAGGATTTCAGTCAGGCTAGTGCTGCTGCTGGGGTGGGTATCGCTGGCAGAGGTGGCATTGGCCATCCACAAGCGGTAGCCGATCGCGGACATAAATGCCATGGGGCAGGTCCTGTGAGGTCTGGCTCAAGTTGCCGCTAGCTCAGGAACGCAATAGCTCCGCTTGGCCCCCTTGGCGGGCGTAGAGGTTGGAATAGCGGCCGTCGTAGCCGATCGCCAGCGATAGTTGCTCACGCCAATAGGCCTGCTGGGCGCGGATGCCGCTGAGCTTGGCCTCAGGGCTGCCGGGCTGCCACTCCAGCACGTCGGCACGGATCAGGCCCAGGTCTTCTGATGCCTTGCTCTGGAAGGTGGTTTCAAGGGTGTTGAGCTTGCCGATCGCGGTCTGGCTGGTGGTGATCGACGCAGCCGAGGCTTCGCCCATGAGCACGTCGAGGTGGTCCAGGGGGATGGTGGACGCGGGGATGGCGAGGTGACGGCGGATCGCTTCGCGGTCGGTGGCAAGCCAGGGCATGGCAGGTCCTTTTGCTTAGGTTGCCCCTGGCTTAAACCCAGATTTGGTCAACAGCTTCCCTGTCCTGCTCTGTCTGCGCCAAGACCAAAAAAACCTCTGACAGCTCCCCGATTTTTTCCTTGTCACTGCCTTGAGCCTTGTCATAGAGAGCTTTTAGCTGTCGCAAGCGGTCAGCCGAAAACTCGTCGGTGGTCGCCACCCGCAATGCTTCCTCTAGGAGTGAGCTGAGCATCATTAGGCCATGTACTCATTCAGACTACGCCTGATTCGGTCATAGAGCTTGGGTCGCATCTGCTTGAGCCTTTCAGGCTGTGTCACAAAGGCAACAAAGCCCTCGGCAAAAGCCTCCATGTCATTGGTGCCGCTGTAGCGCGTCAGTTTTTTGTCAGCCCATAAGCGAATTCCAAGTTTGTCGTCTTTGGTTTCATCCATGAATTGAACGACATGGCCAATCTCGTGAATTGCCGTTGACATCACAGACCTTGCATCTTTTTCTGCGCCACCAGGCATGGCACTAAAAGACCAAACGTCTTCCTTGTTTTCAAGCTGATCCAAGACCGCTGATGTGTGTGCCGCCAAGTCCTCAACCTTGAACGCCTTATTTTTTAATAGCTCACCTTTTTTGACTGCAACAAAGTTGTAGTTTTTGTAGGCGTGGCCATTGGCATCGGCAGACGGCAGGATAAATCTTTTCAGGTACTGATCAATTCTGCTTTCATATAGCTCATCAATTGACTCGCCGGCCATTTTCTTCCTGATTCCGCGCCCAACAAGATCAAGGCCTTCACCAGTGCGCTGACGAAGCACTTCCTCTTGAAAAGTTTTGTTTTGCATAAATATATTCCAGCGCTCGGCTGGCGTGGTCTTGCCTGTAAAAACAAAAGTAGTTCCGCTTTTGTCTAAAAATTGAACCATGGCTTTTGCGTTTTCGCCCGCTTCTCCTGGCTGCCCCATAAGTTGTTGCAGCGCATCTGCAATGTCCGAACTTGTAAGCCCAGCTGATGCAGTTGATTGAGCAATGGAAAAATTGCTGGCAACAATCTTTTTAAGATTTTCGGCTGCCAATGCTTCAGGGTTTGCTGGCTCTCGGTTTTTTCTTTGTGTAGCTACTGATGATTTGGTTGCCACCCGTGGCGGGCTCCAGAGCGCTTCCGGCGCCCGCTCCATCCCCAGCGACTTCTCAAACGGGCTAGGTCCACTGATCGGCTCCTTGCCGGCGGCCTCTAAATCGGCCAGCACCGCCGCCCGGCCCTTGGCCTCCTCTTGCGGATCCACCAGGCCCAGCTCCTCCCATTCGGGGTCCCACGGCGTCACCGTGCAGCGGCAATTGGGGTGCGCTGGGCAGACCACCTCACCCAAGCGGTAGACCTTGCCGTGGCGTGGGGCGCAATAGCCGCAGGTGCGGCTGCTGCCTACCGCTTGCCACTGCACTTGCTGAATGCCCTCGGCTTCGTAGCGGAGCTTTGTGCCCTCCACCATCGCGGCAGCCATCTCGGTGCGGGCGACCATCTGCGCCCGGCTTTTGGTTAGCTCCAGGTTGTTCTGCAGGGTGCTGCGCAGCTGCCGCCAGCTGTCGCCGCTGGCCAGGTGAAACTCCACCGAGCCAATGATGCGCCCGCGCAGGTCCACCTCCACCAGCCGATTGAGCAGGGCAAAGGCCTGGGTGCCGCGACCACCGGCGGCGTAGTTGGCCAGGGCCGCTTCACGCTGCGCGGCTGCCACCAAGGCGCTGGGGTTCTGTTGCGCCATGCCGGGCGACAGGATTGCCTCGGCATTTCTGGCCGCTTGGCTCAGCTGCCCGAGCGCTTCCTCGGCATTGGCCGGGGCGTTCTGCGCCACCCGCCGCAGTTCAGCCAGGGCCCAGAAATCTCCTGCCTTCAGCCCAGCCCGTAGCGCTTGGTTCACCACCGGTTGCAAATCTGGCGGCAGCTTCAGGGCGCCCAACTCCTGGCCCAGCTGCTCGCGCAGGATCAGCAGTCGCTGCAGCGGCATCGCGCTGGCACCATCCGCCGCACGCTTGTAGGCCGTTTCAATCCGCCCCTCCAGCGCCCGGTAGGCGCCGGTCAGGCCGTCAAGGATGTCGCGTTCATAGGGGCCCAGCAGGGCATTGCCGAGCCGCTCCCAGCTGTCGGCCGGATCCATCAGCTACCCAAACCAGTGGGCGGCATCAGCAGGTTGCCCTCCAGCAGCTGCCGGTCGCGCTCCAGCTGTTGATCCAGTTCCTGCTGCTGGCGGCCGTCCATTTCGGCCACTTCGGCAATGACATCAAAATCAGCCGGCAGGATGCCGCCGCGCTGCAGCAGCTCCAGGGTGGTTTCCTTGCT